CCTAAGCCTTCTCTCTCATTGGGAGACCTTCAAGCTACCATCAATCTTATTGATGTTTGTTCTAAGCGTGGAGCCTTTCACGGAGAGGAACTCTCCAGTGTTGGTGCGTTACGAGATAAGATCAAAACGTTCCTAGACAGCCACACTCCGCCTGAGCCAGATAAGGCTCCAGAGGCAGAGAATGTTGCAGCAGAGGCCGCCTAATTATGTTTACAATGTACCACTACCCTGTTATGGTAGTGGTACAACTTTATTATGAATAATACCGTATCAAACTTTTTGTGGGTGGAGAAATACCGCCCATCTACTATCGAGGATTGTATTCTTCCTCCTTCTCTTAAAAAGACTTTTGACGAGATTGTGACGGGTGGTAAGATGATCAATCTTCTCTTGTCTGGCACTGCTGGCACAGGCAAGACCACAGTTGCAAAAGCTCTCTGTAATGAATTGGGTCTTGACTGGATTATCATTAACGGTTCCGAGGAATCCGGCATTGATACTCTACGTAACAAGATTCGACAGTTTGCATCTAGCATTTCACTGGATGGTGGAGACAAACCTAAGGTTGTTATTCTTGATGAGGCCGATTATCTAAATGCTTCTTCTACTCAGGTTGCCCTTCGTGGTTTCATTGAGGAGTTTGCAAACAACTGTCGGTTTGTTCTTACTTGTAATTTCAAGAACCGAATTATTGAACCACTTCATTCACGGTGTTCGGTCATTGAATTCAATACGTCCAAGAAGGACCTTGCTTCTTTGGCTGGTAAGTTTCACAAGCGCCTCAAGTTTATTCTCGATTCTGAAAAGATCAAGTATGACGATAAGGTTCTTGCCGAATTGATTATCCGTTATGCTCCAGATTGGAGACGAACAATCAATGAGTGTCAGAGGTATTCTGTTTCTGGAGAGATTCCATCCGCAATTCTTGTGGGTATGTCCGACCAGAACATTGCATCACTTGCAAAATACCTAAAGGAAAAGGACTTCAAATCCATGAGGTCATGGGTAAGTCAAAACACTGATGTTGATTCATCGGTTGTTTTTAGGGCAATATATGATTCATCCTTTGATTTGGCAGCTGCAGGATCAATCCCACAGATTGTTCTTATTCTTGCAGACTATCAATTCAAGAATGCATTTGTTGCCGATAAGGAACTAAATATGGTAGCTTGTTTAACCGAGCTAATGGCTAACACTGAATGGAAATAATTATGGAAAACAAAAACATCAAACGAATCATTGTCGCAATCGCAGTGCGCAAACCTTTATACATCCGTATCCAAGAAGCCTTGGAGAATAAACTTTACTCATTCTGTGAGCCCAAGCGTCAATGGCTTGTAAATCAATACTGGGCTGCACTGAGAGTTTTACCAGAGGTTACCTGTTTGGTAATTATCGCTGGTGTAATTCGCCACTGGAATGATTAAAAAATTATCACCATTTGATTTTCTAAACTCCATCAATGGAGGTATTAAATCTGAGGATCTCTTTCAATCAGAGAGAGGTCCTCAGCCCGATGGGGCTGCTCTTGATTCCATAGAGAAACAATATGTTCCCTTTATGATCAATCGAGGCTTGTCGTATTTTAAAGATACGGTTCTATATGCAAATGAAATGAACAAGCATTATAGATTATCCTCCAAGATGCAGTATGACTTTCTTCGGATTTCTATTCGAGCTCAGAAGAGGTTTTCCAAATGGTTAAAGAAGGAATCTGATTCCAATGTGCAAGTGGTAATGAAGGCATATGGTTACTCTATGTCGAAGGCAGAGGCAACCGTGAAGCTTTTGACAGATGATCAGATAGAGTATCTCAAGAAATACATTGATCATGGAGGTTTATCCAAAAGATAAATACAATTAATGAACACTGAAACTCCTAATGATGCGATCATTAATGATTGGGTCCCTGCCTCGATGTTGGAAATCTCTCTGAATACCCCAGATGATTTTCTTAAAGTAAAAGAAACTCTGACACGAATCGGAGTTGCTTCAAAGAAGGAAAACAATATTCTGTTTCAGAGTTGCCACATTCTTCATAAGCAGGGCAGATATTTCATTGTTCATTTTAAGGAACTCTTCCTTCTTGATGGAAAGGTTTCTAACTTTACAATGGATGATCTTTCACGAAGAAACACCATTGCACTTCTTCTTTCCGATTGGGGTCTTCTTTCAATCGTTCATAAAGATAAAGCAACACCGGTATCATCATTGCGTCAAATCAAGATTGTACCGTTTAAAGAAAAGAAAGATTGGGAACTTAAATCAAAGTATTCGATTGGCAATATCAAGAAACCAGTATAGTTTAAGCAAATAATTGAAACCGAGACCTTTGTTGTTTACAGGGTCTCGGTTTTCTGTTTTAGTATTCATATGGTGGATTCATTCTATATCTCTGTGGAGAAGTTTGGCAATAAGCTCCTTTATCGTGGCTATGACGATAAGGGTAAACGTGTGAAGGAACGTGTATCATACAAGCCAAGATTGTTCCTTGAAGCTAAAAAGAAGGATACAAAATACAAAGCACTGGATGGAACACCGGTAGAACCGATTCTGTTTTCTTCCATGAAGGAATGTTCCGACTACATTTCAATGTACAAGGATGTTCCTAATTACAAGATTTACGGAAACGACAAACACGTGACTGCTTTCCTTCGTGATGTGTATCCGTCCGAGATTAAGTTCCGAAAGAACCTGATTGACATTGCAACACTGGATATTGAAACAGAATCAAACGATGGTTTCCCCGAGCCCGAAGAGGCACGCCACCAGATTCTCACAATTGCTCTCAAGTCTCGGCAGGGTTGCCACGTGTGGGGCATGAATGATTATGATCCTTCTCTGAATACAAAGTCGAAGTATGAAATCACATACCATCACTTCCGAGACGAGAGTGCAATGCTTGTTAACTTCATTGAATGGTTCTCCGATGAGAACAATATTCCAGATGTTCTCACTGGTTGGAATACTCGATTCTTCGACCTTCCATACATGGTAAACCGAATCGTGCGTGTGCTCGGAGATGAATATGCCAAGAAGCTTTCTCCCTGGAACATAATCAATATCGAAAATGTTTCCGTGATGGGTCAGAAGCGGCTCGATGTTGATCTTCTGGGCCTTCCTTGTTTGGATTATCTTGAGCTTTTCAAGAAGTTTGGATTGAATACCTATGGGCAGCAAGAGTCGTACAAGCTTGATTACATTGCAGAACTTGTTCTTGGAGAAAAGAAGGTCGACTATTCCGAATATGGTTCTCTTCATTCTCTGTATGAAAACAATTTCCAGCTCTTTGTTGATTACAATATTCAAGACGTAGAGCTTGTTGATCGACTTGAGGAAAAGATGGGAATGCTTTCTCTGGTGTTTACTCTGGCCTATAAGGGCGGTGTAAATTACTATGATACATTGGGCACCACTGCAATTTGGGATTCAATTATCTTTCGCCACTTGGCAAACAAGGATATCATCATACCTCCTTCCACAAGGAATATTTCTGCATCATTTGCCGGTGGTTATGTCAAAGATGTCATGGTTGGAATGCACGATTGGGTCATGTCGTTCGACTTGAACTCTCTGTATCCGAATATCATTGTTCAGTGGAATATGTCTCCAGAGACTCTTGTGCCTCACATGAAGGTGCCGACAATGTCGGTCGATCACATGATGAAGAATACTCAATGTCATGCACCCAATGATAATTTAACTATTGCTGCAAATGGTTCCGTGTATCGCAAAGACATCAAGGGTGTTGTTCCAGAACTTGTAGAGGTTCTCTATACCGAGCGTGTTGTTTTCAAGAATGAGATGTTGGCAGCAAAACAGCGGCTAGAAAATACACCGGTGGGTGAAACCACTTCACGATTTGTTCTTGAAAAGGAAATTGATCGACTCAATACAATGCAGATGGCGGTAAAGATTCTAATGAATTCATTGTATGGCGCCATGGGTTCCAAATACTTCCGATATTACAATGTTGAAATTGCCGAGGGTATTACATTGTCAGGACAGCTTGTAAATCAATGGGCAGAGAAACATTTGAACTATTGGGTATCCACACTCCTCAAGGATGAAAAAGACCGAGTCATTGCAATGGATACGGATTCACTCTACATCGGCATGGAAGATGTTGTAAACAAATTCAAGCCCAAGAACCCTGTTAAGTTCCTCGATGAATTTGCCTCGAAGGGAATCGAACCAGTGCTTGATAAGGCATTCGATGAATTGTTTGTCATGACCAATGGTTACACGAAGCGCATGATGATGAAACGTGAGGCAATTGCAGACCGTGGTATCTGGGTTGCCAAAAAACGATACATACTCAATGTGCATAATAATGAAGGTGTTCAATATGCCGAACCAAAAATCAAAGTTGTCGGCATTGAATCCGTTAAATCATCCACACCTAAAGTTTGTCGGTCTGCACTCAAGTCGGTCTTTAAGGATATCATGACAAAGACCGAGACAGAAACTCAGGCAAACATTGCAGCATTTAAACAAAAGTTCTTCTCTCTTCCCGCCCATGAAATTGCATTCCCTCGTAATATCCGCGACCTTAAATCGTATGCCTCTGCTTCTTCAATATATGTTTCTGGCAAAGACGGAACCTGTCCTATTCATTGTCGCGCCTCTCTTCTCTATAATTGGAAGGTAAAGTCTCTTGGTCTTGAAAAGGATTGTAAATTGATCCGCAGTGGAGACAAAATCAAATTCATATACTTAAAGAAACCCAATACTCTTCGTGGTGAAAACGTAATTGCTTTCATTGATGTTCTCCCTCCTAAATTGGAACTTGATTCTAAAGTTGATTATGAAACTCAATTTGAAAAGTCTTTCGTGGCTCCAGTCGAACATATCTTCGATGCCATTGGTTGGAAGATTGAGGAGACTTCTTCCATTGAATCATTCTTTTGCTAAATAATTTTATGACAAACGCAGATAAAGTAAAACACTTCATGGAAACATTTCATCAGGAGGTGAAGAACATTCCAGAACTTCCCTCCGATAAAATCCAAAAACTCCGTGTTGCTCTTATTGAAGAAGAGCTCACCGAATTAAAGGAGGGCATTACGAAGGGAGACCTCGTTGAAATTGCCGACGCACTCACCGATATTCTTTATGTCACCTATGGTGCGGCTCATGCCTTTGGTATTCCCATTGATGATTGCTTTGAGGAAGTTCAAAGATCAAACATGAGTAAATTGGGGCTCGATGGAAAGCCAATGTTTCGTCCCGATGGCAAAGTGTTGAAAGGACCAAATTATTCTGAGCCTGACCTCGAAAGTGTTTTACAAAGTGACTAAAATGTTTTATAGTATTGTATGAATACAAAATATCCAATTTACATTATCTCTAAGGGTCGCGCAGACACTCGTTTTACTTCAAGAACCTTTGAGGAAATGGGTGTTCCATATCGCATTGTGATTGAGCCACAGGAGTATGACAAGTATGCTGCGGTGATTGATCCCAAAAAGATTCTTGTTCTTCCATTCTCAAATCTAGGTCAGGGTTCAATCCCAGTTCGTAATTGGGTCTGGGAACATTCTATCTCTGAAGGGCACAAGCGGCACTGGGTGATGGATGACAACATTCGTTACTTCTATCGTCTCAACCGTAACAAGAAGGTCCGTGTGAAAGATGCAACCATTCTTCGTGCAGCAGAAGACTTTTCTGACCGATATGAAAA